GTGCGGGATGATGGTGGCGACTCATGGTGGTCTGGACAAGCGCGTGGCTTTGTCTCCGTGCCACTCGTCGGGGCGGTTGCTGCGCTCAGCGTTTCCGTTGCGATTGCCAGCGGATTCAATCATCAAGACGAAGCCACGTTCACGCCAGCTGCGGCGGTACGGGCCGAAGAAGACTGGCGGGTCTACACCCCGCCGCTGGATCCGCCCCGGTTCCTTTACCTGCCTGCTGCACAGGATGAACTCGGTTCAGCACCAGCCCCGTCGAGATTCGAGGATGATTCGTGGCGGGTTTACCAACCTTCCGCGCTGCAACCCCTTGCTACGCTATGGGCCGAAAACGACCAGATCGTTCCGCAGCCTGCCCTGCTTCCGGTTGATGAAGAACCGTGGCAGGTTTACACACCACCGTTCCAACCAGCGAAGTGGCTTGCGTATCAGCCTGAAGATCAGGTTACCACCCCTCCAGCCCAGGGGGTATTTGAGGATGATTCGTGGCGGGTCTATACGCCACCGCAGGAGCCGACACGGTCGCTCGCGTGGCAAGCTGACGATGAAATAACAGCCGCGCCTGCCACACCGAGATTCGACGACGACTCGTGGCAGGTCTACACGCCGAAGTGGGCGTCAGTCCACGTTACGTTGTGGTCGGAGAACGACCAGATCGTTCCACAGCCTGCCCCGTCGAGATTCGACGACGATTCATGGCAGGTCTACACGCCGAAGTGGGCGTCAGTCTACGTTACGTTGTGGTCGGAGAACGACCAGATCGTTCCACAGCCTGCCCCGCTTCGCCTCGACGAGGAGCCGTGGCAGGTCTACACGCCACCTCTACTCGCGTCGAAGCCGCTGTATTTACCAGACCCCGAAGTAATTCCCGCCGGGTCACTCGTGGTGCCGGTACCCATTGAAGAAACACCGCATCGCCCCCATCGGGCATCAATCCGGCCAGTTGCGGAAGGCTACGGCGTTGCACCGGGAGTTGAGGCCCGCGGTGAAGTTGGTACACCCAAGGTACATGCGCCCAAGCGCAAGGGCAAACCAGGTATTGCTGTTGCCGCAGGTGAAGAAGGGCCGTCTGAAGTTGGGGCTACGAAGGCACGTGGTGGGTTGTCGGCAAAGGCAATCCCAGGTGGGCTACGTCCTGTACGCGGCTCGCTGGGAGACCCGCTCCCCCATGCTGCAGGACATGCCTACCACGTTGGCCTGGAAGGCGAAGCAGGCTATGGACGCTGTGTTGCCCACGGGGTGGGAAGCGCCCGGGTGAGGAGTGAAGATTCAACCGGGCAATTGGGTGGGGTGATTGCCAAGGGTGTTACCAACCCGACGGCTGAAGAAATGATTGCGATCGTCAAAGCGGTCCGGGCGCAACGCCGTAAACGCGAGGTTTGACACCCATGATTTGCAAGCGTATTGTCCGCTCGGTTAGTAGGTACTCACACCAACTCTGAGGAACCAACATGAGACACGAACAAAGAAGCATCGCGCAGTTGCTCACCGACAACCTGGTTGTACGGGCAGACGCCCCCACCGCGTTGACCACAGCTACCAACACGATTTCCGCAGCTGGCATTATCAACGGGCTCATTACGTTGGCGGAAGCGGGCGGCGCGATCACCAGCACGCTGGTGACAGCGGCGCTGCTTGATACAGCGCTGATTGCCCATTTCGGGCAGTTCCCCGTTGGCTACGGAGTCAAATTCACGATCGTCAACTTGTCCACTACGGCGACGGGCGATGGCACGGTCACAACTTCGACCGGCTGGACGCTCGTTGGCACCATGGTAGTGGCAGCCAACGCGACGCTGGGTGAAGGCGGAAATTCTTCGGGCAATTTCCTTGCCCGCAAGACCGCCAACGCGACATTCAGCCTTTATCGGGTCTGATGCTCAACCAGCCAAATGCAAAAGTCCTTGAAGCACTTGTCAATCTCGAAAACAACGGAAATTTTCGGGTGATCATGGACTGGATCACGAAATCGAAGGACGACGCGACGAAGCAACTCGCCGCGGCGACCGACGTACCGCTGTACCGTACCCAGGGTGCTTTTGGTGTGCTCGATGGACTGCACAACCATGCTACTGGCGCGCGGGCAGCACTCGCAAAACTTAGCAACCGGAGCAAATGATGGCGCTTCCTAAGCAAGTTCGGCAGCAGATTGCAGATGCCCAACGTATCGAGGGTGAAATCAAGGCAGCGGCCATACCGCCAGCTGACCAAACGCCTTCGCCTGCACCCGCAGAGCCTGTCGTGGCGCCTGTTGTAGCAGCTCCTGCACCAGTTGCGGCTCAGCCGCAGCCGGATGCGCAGTTTGCGGAGCTGTTGCAGCAATACCGCTCATTACAGGGGATTCACCGGGCGCTAGTACGTTCCAATGGGGAACTGCAATCCAAGGCACAGGGTCTGCAGGAACAAATGAACACGCTGACCACGGAAGTGGCACAGCTACGCCAGAAACCCTCCGTATCTCCAAGTATCATCGCCCCCATTACGGATGATGAGATCAAGGAGTTCGGTCCTGACCTTATCAGCGTCATCGAGCGCAAAGCACAGCAAGTCGCTGCTCCGCTGAACGAGGAACTGGTGAAAGTGCGCGCAGAGGCGGAGGCCCTCAAGCGGCATAATGCAGAACTTGAGCAATCGTTGAACGGTATCAGCAGGAATCAGGCTGAAGACGCGCAAGCGCGTTTCCAGACGGATCTCGTGCGCTTGGTGCCGAACTTCAACGCGCTGAATTTCGACAATAACTTTTTGTCGTGGCTTTCGCAGACCGATCCACTCGATGTACGCAGACGTACGCTACAGGAACGCTTGAACGAAGCTGTTGAACTCGGTGATGCCGAGGCGACGGCTAGTTTCTTCAATACGTTCAAAACACTTGTCGCCGCACAACCAACGTCATCCAAACCCAATCTTGCTGCACAAGCGCAACCCGCGTCACGCGCCGCCCCCGACAATGCTCCGGTGAGACCCGGCAGACAATGGTCACAGGCGGATATCGGCGTGTTCTATGCTGATGTGTCTCGTGGGAAGTACTCGCCGCAGGAAAAGGTGCGCATCGAGAAGGAGATTTTTTCGGCGCAAAAGGACAACCGCATCGCGGCCTAGCGCTAACCTCATTTTCTCAGGAGCACGAACATGGCATATCCCATTGGAGCAGGCGTACCCCCACAATCAGGTACGTTCATTCCCGCCCTGTGGTCGGGCAAGTGGTTGGAGAAGTTTTACGCGTCGTCCGTACTGACGCAAATCGCCAACACCGACTACGAAGGCATGATCGCGCAACAAGGCGATACAGTGAATGTCCGGCAGGTGCCGGACATTCAAATCCGTGATTACGTCGCGGGGCAAAACCTCGTGTACGAACGCCCGGATTCCCCGATCGTCACGCTGTTGATCGACAAGGGCAAATACTTCAGCCCCATCATCGACGACGTGATCGCGGTGCAATCCGACCTTGACCAGATGGATGCGTGGACTACGGACTCGGCGGAGCAGATGAAAATCGCCGTGGACCGGGATGTCCTGTCAGCCATTCCGGTGGACGCTGGCATCCCGGCAGGTACCGGCGGCAACCAGGGTCTTACCGCGGGGGTGATCTCGCGCAACATCAACCTCGGAGTCACCGGCACGCCGTTTCAGGTGACCAAGGTGAACGTCCTCGACAAGCTGCTCGATCTGGGGCAGACGCTGGACGAAGCCAATGTGCCGGAAACCGGTCGTTGGGTGGTGATGCCAGCGTGGGCGATCGCTCTCATCAAGAAGTCGGACCTGAAGGATGCCTCGTTGTCGGGTGATGCGACCAGCATCATGCGTAACGGTCGTGTCGGCATGATCGATCGGTTCATGTTGTATTCGTCCAACCTGCTCACGCCGGTGACGGATGGTTCGAACCGCACGTTCTACATCATCGCCGGGCACAAGGTGGGCTTCTCGTTCGCTTCCCAGATCACCAAGGTCGAGACGCTGCGGGCCGAGTCGACGTTCGGCAACATCCTGCGTGGCCTGAAAGTCTATGGCTACAAGGTGACGAAGGGCAGTGCTCTTTCGCTGCTCTACTGCTACCAGTAACCCGGCCATCGACAAGGAGAACTAGACATGGCAAACATTACGTTTTTCCCGGCGACCGCCACCTATGGTGTTGGTCACGTCGGTACGTTCGGCATGCAGGGGATCAACCTGTACCGCCGGTATATCGATGTGCTCGACACGACTACGTGGGGTGTCACTGCCACCACGTGGGCATCGGCGAACACGGTGCAGCTGGTGCAGGTGCCCATTGGCGCCTACATCATCGCAGGCGGACTGGAGATTGTTCGCGCGGAAACGGTGACGACAACGGCAACACTGTCCTGGGGTACTACGGCGGCGGCAACGGCTTGGGCAAGCGCCCAGGCTTCAAACGCCACCGCGGGCACCATGGCAGCGGCGCTGCTGAACACCGCAGGCACTTCCATCAACGTGGCGACGGCGACTCAACTCACGATCACCGTCAACACGGCGGCGCTCACCAACTGTGCGTTTGCAGTGTGGGTGCTGATGTTCCAGGGTGGCCAGAAGAATGAGCTGACCTAAGGATACGCCCGGCCCCCAAAAAGGGCTGGGCTACCCCCATGGCAAACGCGCGTTACATCTTGCGTGTGTCGGACGGCAGACTGTTCGGTTTTTGCGACGAATGGTTGAAGCTGCCCGGCATGATGGAGTACAACCCTGAGGTGCACGGCTACCGCGCTGAAGTGGCGGTCCAGCTGGGTCTTGTAGCACCAGCACCTACGGTTACTCCACGACCAGCGGTCGTTGTGTCCGAGCACGTTGCCGGACAGACGATCACCCCACCCACCACTGCCACCAAGTCGAAGAAAACGACTGAGGCGCAGTCGTCGGAGCCTGATCTCTCCGACGTTTTTGACAGACGGTGACCCCGCAGACAATCATCACCGAGGTGCGCTACGGCATCAAGGATGCAGATGCGGTTTCGTATCGCAATTCGGACACTGACCTTGTTTTGATGGTCAACCGGGCGCTGAAGCGCATGGCGTTGCTTCGCCCGGATCTTTTTACCACCATCGGCACCATAACACTTGTTTCCGGCGTCACGCAGACGGTGGCGTCGTTGGGCCGCATCGTGGAAGTCTTTGGTGTGACGGGTAACAACACCGTCACTGAAGCAAACCGTGAAACGCTTGACCAGCTGACTCCTACGTGGCGCCAGGCCACGGCAGTCGCTGTACCCATCAACTGGATGCGTCACAGCCGCAATCCAAGCAAATTTTTTGTTTCCCCACCATCCAACGGTACCGGTTCGCTGGATGCTGAATACACGATCACGCCGCCGACTTACGTGTTGGCCGATGCCATCAGTTTGTCGGACACCTACCAGCCAGCATTGGTTGACATGACGATTGCTGAAGTTGAGTGGGCAGATGATGAAAACGTGGTGAACCAGCGCGCGGAAACATTCTACAAGCGTGCGAAGGAAGCCCTGCTTGGGTCATTGCAGGAGCGCGTGGTCACCGACACCGAAGGTGGCGGCATTCCGAAGGCGATCGACTGATGGCCATTCTTACCTACGCTACGTATGTCCCGGATGTAGTGGTGTACGCCACCGGGTGTCCTGCGCCGACTATCGTCGACATGATGCGCAAGGCAGCCATCGATTTTTACTACGAGTCGAGTGTTCGTCGTGTGTGGTTGACGCCGTTCAACCTGACGATCAGCACGTACTCCTACACCCTGCCCGGTTTGCCCGCGGAAACTGAAGTGGCACAAATCATGACACTGAAGTGCCAGGGGATAGATGTGCAAGAAACGACGCATGAGCAATTTTTCGCGCTTGACGGTGAGTGGCCGTCGCTGACAGGTACGCAAGCGCAGTACTACACTGTGCTGAATGCGCTGCCTACGTTTGACATCATCCCGACTCCAGAGGCGACGATTGTCAACGCATTCAATGCGCAGGTGGCGCTGGTTCCCACGCTGACTTCTACAGGCGTGGAGCAGGCGTATTTTGAACCGTGGAAAGAAGCTATCGTAGACGGTGCGTTGTCTCGTTTGCTGCGCATAAAAGACCGTCCGTGGACAGATTTGAAAGAAGCCGCTGAGCGGGAAAAAATGTATTTGCTTGAGCGCGCCAAAGCGCGCGCCCAGGCAAACAAGGGAAACATTCGACGTGATCTGACTGTCCAAATACGTAGGTGGGTCTGATGGCTCGCGCATACACCAACTTTGCAAAATCCACTTTGGCGAGTGGCATCGGTTCCGGTGCTACGTCATTGACGGTTGCCGCGGGTCAGGGTGCGTTGTTTCCCTCTACCGGTGGTGGCGCGACATTCGATTGCGTCATTTTCAACACTTCCGCGCAACGCGAGGTTATTTCAGTCACTACCCGCGCAACTGATGTGTTCACCATCGTACGCGCGCAAGAGGGCACTACCGCGTTGACGTGGAATGCGAGTGATGGCATCGGTCATCGCCTCACTGCAGCTGCGCTAAACAACATCATGTTCGCGGATGACCTGCAAGAGAACACGCCCATGTGGTGCGGTACAGCTGGCGGTTCTGCAAATGGACTGACGCTGACTCCCACGCCCGCGATTACGGCATACGTCACCGGGCAAAAATTCATTTTCAAAGCGTCTTCATCTGCGAATACAACGCCCGTTACCGTTGCGGTGAGCGGGCTTGCAACCAAGGCAGTAGAAAACAACGGTGTTGCGCTTGTTGCCGGTGACATCGAGGCATCGAAATGGTACGAGATTTTGTATGACGGCGTAGCGTTCCAGGCAAAAAAATACCAAATTGCAACCTGGGTGAATGTGCTGGCAAGCACGACCGCGGCAGCCGTGCGTTCGTCGCTCGCCA